CCAGGCGAAGCAGTACATACGGAAGAACCTGCCAAAAGAGAGCTATTACCAGACCAAGATCATAAAGCGGATCCGGGAGCTGGTACCCTTAGCCTTTGTTTGGAAGGCGGCGGCAGGAGCATACGGCCGCAAGGGGATCCCGGATATTTGCGCGATCATAAACGGGGAGTATTACGGCTTCGAGGTTAAAAGACCGCTTCTCGGTGTTGTTTCGGAGATACAGAAGAAAACCATAGAGCAGATCAAGGACGCAGGCGGCCGGGCTTATATTGTAACCTACGAGGACGAGATTGACCGGATCCTGCGGCCGGAGATTGAAGCAGCCACGCCCATGAAGCCGAAGAAAACCATAATACGCGGACAGGAATCCTACTGCTGCCCGGCTTGCCATAGTGAAATAGGACTTATACCGGATCGCTTCTGCCCATATTGCGGGCAGCGGTTAAAACTTACATACGGACCGGAGGCGCGGGATGATTGAGAGCAGAAGAACACAGCCGATCTTTGCAGCGACGCTTACGACGGGACACTTTCAGCAAAGAACACGGCAGCAGGCCGGAGCGAAACGAGCAGCCAGGGACAGCGCGGACTTCGGCCCGGTATTTGACAAGACGATGGAAGAAGTAAGGAAGGAGACAAAGAGCACATGATCGATGTAACGGGAAAATACAGCGCAATGCTTAACAGCTTCTGGTGCGACCTTGAGCTGGCGAAGGATCCGAGTAGCCCGCGAGGGCTTGACGAGATCCAGCTTAAACTTGAGCAGGGCGATGAAAAGCTCCTTGCAGATTTTGAGCTTTTAAGCCATTTAGTTTACGGGATCAGATACGGGAAGATCACGATCCACCAAAAGGAGGGCGAAGCAGATGGCAAAAATAGTGCCGTACAACCGGCAGCAGCGCCGGGCGTTTGAAAAGCAAAAGAAGCACCAGCAGATCAAGCAGGCCAGGCAGCCGGAGCAGCCGAAGGGCGACATTACAGATCCACACGAAGCCCAGGCCATGCTTGAGGGTATGACAACACCGGCTCTGGTAGCCGGAATCAATAACACGCTTGAGATTTTGGAGAGGCGCGGCATCGTTCCGAAGGACTACGACCACAAAGAGCGCGGCCTGTTCCGGCTTAAGGTCATAAAGGGTAAGGTTTTTTACCTTGTCGACGTACCGGAGGACGAAAAGCGGCCATGAAGGGAGATCCTCCGCGAAGGGCGGGCAACTTTGCGGAGGAAAACAAAAATAACAGAAGGGAGCGCATAGCAATGAGCAGACGAGCAAAAAAGACACTTACACAAGCAGAGATTAAACACCAGCAGGAACTGGATCTATTAAAGGACTTTTTAGGGATTTACCGGAGGGCGAAGCGCCGGGAGGCAAGGCTTGAGAAAAGGCTCAAGGAAATACGCGAGGACATGGAGAGGCCCATCGGCGGGATAAATTACGAGCCGATAAACAAGCCGCAAAATCAGATCAGCGCCGGAGCCGCGAGCTTCACTTTTCGGACTTCGGACTGCGAGCTGCGGATCTACGAGCAGCGCGACCGGGTACAAGCGGACCTTTTGAAAATTTTGGACGTTTTCGACTACCTGGACAAAGACAGCCAGGAGAGGAACGCTTTAGAGCTTCACTATATAGACGGGCTGTCTTGGGACAAGGTCGCCTTTGAATTACCCTGCAGCGAGCGCCACGTTTACAACGTACAGAATAAAGGGCTTGAAAAACTACTTGAATTTAAGAGGGTTAAGAAGATGCTTAAGGACTACGAGGCGGAGATCGAGGCGGGAAAAAGGGCATAAAAAGACACCCCCCTTTTATACCCAGGGAAAGCACCCCGGAAAAATACCCCGGAATTTTTGGCCGGAAATTTTCACGGATTATTTATTTACCCTGTTTAATTTTAGGCTTTTATTTTGGATATATAACACTATATAAACCCGCATATATAGGGAATATAACGCAGGTAAGAGGGTTAAAAAATAAGATTGCATTGTATTGCATAGTTGCTATGAGTTATTATAGTAGCGTGGAAATAGGGACGAAAACAGACACCCCCTCCACGCTTGCCATATACCCCTCGGAAATATAGGGCTACTTTATACACAGCGTATAGAGTAGCCCTATTGTATTGCAGCCACAGCACAACAGCAGAGGCAGACAGCAACGAGACAGAGCAGACAAGAGACAGCACCACAGGGCAAGGGCAAGGCATAGACTAAGAGCACACACGCAGGCAGCAGCGCACAGACACAGCGAAGCCTTGAGAGGTTGAGGCGAAGCGATAAGGTAAGCGTTGCGACGTCGCAACAGCACGCGCGAGGCAGACAGCAGCAGGGCGGCCAGGCGAACGAAGCCACCGGGCGCGCGCGATCGCTTCTAAGGTACTACTGAACGAAAAGCATCGTTGCGGGGCGGCGAAGGCGCGGCGTTTTTTTGCGTGAAATCAAAAAAAATTTTGGCGTTTCGTTACGCAAAGAGGAAGGAGGCGGGCGTAAATTGCGCTTAGAGGTACGAAAACTCGCGGACTTGAAGCCCGCGGCATACAATCCCAGGAAGGCATTACAGCCAGGCGATCCGGAATACGAGAAGCTGGCTATAAGCATTGAGAAGAACGGCTATATAGATCCGATCGTTATCAACGAGGACGGAACAATCATAGGCGGCCACCAGCGCCGCACCGTCATGATGGACTTAGGAATGACGGAGGCAGAGGTCTGCATCGTTGACATACCGGACAAGAACGACGAGATCGCGGCAAACATAGCCTTAAACCAGATAACCGGAGAGTGGGACAACGACAAGCTCATGGGGTTACTTATTAACCTTGAGAGCGCCGGGCACGATACAATGGCGGCAGGCTTCAACAGCGCCGACCTTACGCAGCTTTTCAACACGGTCGAGATCACCCAGGAAGCGAACGACGACAACTACGACGTAGACAAAGCCCTGGAGGAGCAGGCCGACGCGGATCCGGTTACACAATACGGCGACGTTTGGCAGTTGGGAGAGCACCGGCTCATGTGCGGCGACGCTTCGGACTTTTCAGACGTTGGGATCCTTATGGGCGGCCAGGAAGCAGACCTTATAATCACGGATCCGCCGTATAACGTAGACTACGAGGCGAAGGACAAGAGCCTGGAGAAAAGCTATAAGCGAAACACCACCAGGAAGAACAACGAAATCTTAAACGACAAGATGGACGAGGGGGCTTTTTACAGCTTCCTTTTTCAGATTTTCGGGAACCTTCACGACGCAGCGAAAAAAGGAGCCGCTGTCTACGTGTTCCACGCAGACATCGAAGGCTTGACTTTCCGTCAAGCCTTCGATGCTGCAGGGTTCAAGTTGGCAGAGGTCTTAATTTGGGAAAAGAACCAGTTTGTAATCGGGCGGCAGGACTACCACTGGCGGCACGAGCCGATCCTATACGGCTGGAAGGAAGGCGCGGGCCATTATTTCATAGACGACCGGAGCCAGGACACCGTCTTTATTGAGGACAACATCGACTTTAAGGCTATGAAAAAAGACGAGCTTGTCGCCTACATTGAGCAGATCCGGGCGAAGCTATCCGAGAGGACAAGCGTCCAGTACGAGAAGAAACCGGCGAAAAGCGATATGCACCCGACAATGAAGCCGGTCGCCTTAGTTGGCCGCCTTATGCTTAACAGCAGCAGGCGCGGGGAAGCGGTCGCGGACTTCTTCGGAGGATCCGGAACCACGCTGATCGCAGCAGAGCAGCTCGGCCGCGTAGCCTTCACGATGGAGATTAACCCGAAGTATTGCGACGTCATTATTAACCGGTGGGAGGAGTACACCGGCAAGAAGGCGATCCGGGTGAGAGGAGGCGACGCTTGATATGGATGAGAACCAGAACCAAGAACAGCAGCAGACCGCCGGGACACAATACGTTAAGGTTGACGTTATAGCCCAGCTTTTCGGAGTAACCGTCCGGAGGGTACAGCAGCTTACCCAGGAAGGCGTTATAAAAACCGTAGAGGTACCGGGGCAGGGTAGACGGTACGAGCTTGTGCCGACAATAAAGACCTATATCCAGTATTTGAGCGACAAAGCCTACGGCAAGAGCAGATCCGCGAAGGAGTCAGAGCTTAAAGAGCAGAAGCTGGAGGCAGAGATCGCGCTTAAGGAATCCCAGGGAGAGCTGCACCGGATGAAGCGGGAAATAGCAGCCGGGAAGTATATAGACATTGAGGAAGTAGCGCTTGACTATCAAAAGTTTTTTGTAGTTTTCAAGCGCTTTGCCTTGAGCATACCGTCCCGTTTGGTAAGCATGGTAAGCGATAAAATAACACCACTTGAGGGACGGCAGGTGGAGAAGGAGCTTACTGAGGAGATAAAGCGGATGCTTACCGCTTTTGTAGTTGCAGGGTCAAAACCGGAGGTACCAAAACGAGGGCGCAAGGCGGCGTCGGATGGTTGAGCCTAAGCAATTACGAATCCGAAAGTACGCTTGCAAGGACTACATACAAGGCGCGCTTGAATACTTGAAGCCTCCGGAAAGTTTGACCGTATCCGAGTGGGCCGAAAAGTACAGAGTTCTTGACAGCAGGACGTCGGCAGAGCCGGGGCCCTGGAGCAACGACCGCACCCCTTACCTTAAGGGGATCATGGAGGAATTTACAAACTACGAGACTGAAGAAATTATTTTTATAAAGCCGACACAGGTCGGCGGTACCGAGGCTATGCTTAATATGCTGGGCTACGTTATACAGCAAGATCCAAGCCCGACCGAGATCGTTTACCCGACGGAGACGATCGCGCAATCCGTATCCGAAAAAAGAATACAGCCGTTTCTTGAGAGTACCGACGTACTGCGCGAGAAATACGACACGGAGAGCTCCCGACTTGAGCTAAACTTTTCGGATATGTTCGTTAAGATTGTAGGCAGTAATAGCCCGGTCGGCGTTGCTTCCTTCGCTATGCGGTATTTATTCATTGATGAAATAGACAAGTTCCCCGGAGCCAGCCGGAAGGAAGCGGATCCGGTAAGCCTTGCCGAAGAACGAACAAAGACCTTCCGAAACCGGAAGATCTACAAGACTTCGACACCGACGATCCGGACAGGCCACATCTGGAGAGCAAAGGAGAGCGCCGACGAGGAGCGGCACTTTGTAGTCCCTTGTCCGCACTGCGGGGAATTTATAGAGCTTCGCTTTAAGCAGTTGAAATGGCCAGGCAAAGACAAGGACCTTGTAGACGCTTACGGAGCCGACGCGATCAAAGGACAGCTTGAGGAGATGGGCGACGATCCGGAGAGCGAAGGCTTGAGCGAAGCAGACCGCGCGGAGTTCGCTTTTTACGTTTGTCAGGAATGCGGAACAGTAATAAGCGATCAGCAGAAGCAGCAGGCAGTAAAGCGCGGCCATTGGGAGACAGTAAACCAAAGAACGCAGTTTGTAAAAAGCGTCTGCTTTTGGATAAACACACTATACAGCCCGTTTGTAACCTTCGCGGAGATCGCGAAGAAATTTATGGACAGCAAGAACGACACGGAGAAGCTACAAAACTTCGTAAATTCATGGCTTGCGGAAGCCTGGGAAGATACGAAGCTAAAGACAGACTCCGATCTTGTACTTGAGAGACAAACGGAGCTTCCGGCTTTAGTAGTACCAGAATGGACGAAGCTCCTTACCGGCGGCGTAGACGTTCAAGAAAATTGTGTTTATTGGACGATACGAGCCTGGGGCGACTACATAACAAGCCAGAACATAGCACACGGCCAGGCTTACGGCTTTTCAGAGGTTGAGGAGATCATGAACCTCGAATATAAGACCGAAAGCGGGCTTGTATTCATTGTAAACCTTTGTTTAATAGACTCCGGCTACGACGCAGACAGCACTTACGACTTTTGCGCGATCAATTCAGAGTGGGCGCTTCCAGTAAAGGGAGCCAGTAACCCCATGCAGAACCACTTTAAGATGAGCGTAGTCAATAAGGACAGTAGCAAGGCTTACGGTATGAACCTGGTTATAGTTGACGGCGGGAAGTATAAAGACATGATCGCCAGCCGGATGCGCCGGAAGAACGGCCGCGGCAGTTGGATGGTCTACCAGGGCTGCGACGAGGAATACGCGGAGCAGGTAACGGCAGAGCACAAGATCAACGTCCGCCTTAATAACGGGAAATACCGGCAGGAATGGGTGCAAAAGGTAAGCCACGGAGACAACCACTACTTAGACGCGGAGGTCTACGCTTTAGCGGCGGCCGACACATTAGGCGTCCGGATGCTTCACCTGCAGACGCAGCAACAGGAAACGGAGCAGCCACAACGGCAGCCGGAGCAACCGGCTCCGGAAGAAAATTGGATCCGGAATAACGAGGGCTGGATCGAATAAGGAGGGAAGCAGATGGCAGCAGAGATAAATATAACAACACGAAGGACGGCGCAAGAGCGGCTCGACATAGTAAACGAGGCGATCGAGCATATACTTGTCGGAGGGCAAAGCTACAAGATCGGATCCCGGCAGCTTAACCGGGCAGACTTAGGCAAACTTTACGATATGCAAAAAGACCTGCAGGCGCAAGTTGCAGGAAGCACCCCCGGCCTTTTAGACGACACTTACGTCGCCGTATTTGAAGGGAGATAATGCCGATGAGTAATTTTTTAGACGCAGTAATCGGCTTTATTAACCCAGAAGCCGGTGCAAGGCGCGAAGCCTGGCGGCAGAATTTAGAGGAACTGAGGCACTACGACGCGGGCAGCTTCGACAGACTAAACGCCGGGTGGGTGGCCTACAACCAAAGCGCGGAGCAAACGGACCGGTTCAGCCGGGAAACCGTAAGAGCCAGGGCGCGCGACCTTGAGCGCAACAGCGACATGGCCAACAGCGTGATCGGAGCATATAAGCGAAACGTTGTAGGCTTAGGAGTAACCCTACAGGCGAACACACCGAGCGAACGCCTTAACGAGCAGATAGAGGAAGCCTGGAAAGAGTGGTGCAAAAGGCAGAATTGCGACGTTACCGAAACGCAGAGCTTCTCCCAGATGACAAGGATGGCGGTCGAGCGTAAAAAGGTAGACGGAGGGATCCTTTTTAGAAAATGCTACCTTCGCGGAAGCGGCTTAGTTCCCTTCCGCTTGCAGGCTTTAGAGGTTGACGAGCTGGACACTTCGGCCATGATACCACATAGCCAGAACAACCGGGTGGTCGGAGGTATTGAGTATAACAGTTATAACAAGCCGATGGGGTACTGGATAAAGCAATACAGCGTAGACGGCTTCTCAAATATAAAACCTATTTACGTTCCGGCGAAGGATATTATTTTTATTTTTACAAAAAGGCGTCCTTCGCAGATCCGGGAGATGAGCGACCTCAGCCCGACAATAACGAGGATCCGCGACGCGAACGAGTTTATGACGGCGGTCAGCGTAAAGGAACGTATAGCCGCCTGCCTATCGGTTTTCATTAAGAAAACCATACCGACCACAGGGATCGGGCGCGGCGTTGGGCCGCAGACGCGCGAGCCAGGAATGATGTCCTACGAAGGAAAGACCATAAGCCCCGGAATGATAAAGGAGCTTAACGCAGGCGACGAGATCCAGGTCGTAAACCCGACCGGACAGGCCACAGACGCGGCAAGCTACATAAAGCAGCAGCAGCGACTTGTGGGAGCAGGCCAGGGCTTATCCTACGAAGCCACCAGCCGCGACATGAGTCAGAGCAATTACAGCAGCGCCCGACAGGGAATCATTGAGGATGAGCAAACCTATATAGAGGATAAGGAGCTGTTCGACGAGTTCCGCGACGAAGTTTACGAGACTTTTCTTATAAGCGGAGTTTTAAGCGGGCTTTTCGATATAAAAGACTTCTGGGATCCGGAGAAAAAGAAAAAGTACCTGGATCACGAATGGGTGGCAGCGCCTAAGCGTTGGATCGATCCATTAAAGGAAGCACAGGCCATGAAGATCGCCTTGCAGACCGGTCAAAAGACCTTCCAGCAAGTAGCAGCCGAAAACGGCCGCGATTGGAAGGATCAAGTAGACGATATGGTCGAGGTATTAGAGTATGGCCGGAAAAAAGGCGTAGAGTTAGGAGGTGTTATCTATGACAGAGCCGCAAAAGAGCTTGACCCGTCAGACGACGAGCCAGAGCCTGCCGCAGTTCCGCTGCCGATCGCAGGATCAGGAACCGCAGGGCAAGAAGCCGGATCCGGACAGCAGCCAGGGCAACATCCCGGACAGCAAACCGGAGTACAAGAAACCGGATCAGAAGAAGGAGCCGAAGAAGGCAGCAACTAAAACGCAAACGAGGGAGTTTACCGGAGCCGATATCCGGGCACTTGAGGGCGAAGGGAACGAACGGAAGTTTATACTTTCCTTCGCGAGCGAAGAACCTTACGACAGGGGCTGGTGCGTTGAGATTTTGGACCATAGCCCCGGAGCGGTGGATCTTACACGCCTTAACGATATCGGGGTGCTACTATTCAACCACAACCGCGACCGCGTCCTGGGAAAGATAAACAGGGCATGGCTTGAAGGTAACAGAAGTTACGCGGAGGTTGAATTTGACAGCGACGACGACGCAGAGCTTATTTACCAGAAGGTGAAAAGCAAGACATTAAAAGGCGTTTCCGTTGGGTACCGTATAGAATCCATAGAGGAAGTCATGCCAGGGAAAACCAGCGCGGACGGAAGATTTACGGGACCTTGCGACGTCGCAAGAAAATGGGCACCGTTTGAAATTTCCATTGTAAGCGTACCGGCCGATCCTACGGTCGGCGTAGGCCGGGACTTGGAAACCGGCAAAACAGAAACAGAGAAGCGCGCGCCGTCCAGGTATGAGCGGCAGCTTCAAATAAACCTTAACAAAATTTTATAAGGAGGACAACATCATGAACAAGAAACAGCAGAGAGCCATGAAGATCGCCGCACAGCAGGCGCTTCTTAATGGCGCAAACGCTGCAGGGCGAGAGCTGAACGACGAGGAGCGCGCGCAGTTTGAAACTTTGCAGAGGGAGATCGACGCTTTAACGCTTGAGATCGAAGCGGAGGAGCGCCAGGCAGCAGCTGCACCGGCAACACCGGAGGCGGGACAAACACAGCAGCGCAACCTTGACGACGGCGCGGCAGCAGAGAGAGCCATCCAGGCAGAGCGTCAGCGCGTAACGGACGTTACGGACCTTTGCCGGAGCTTCGATATTGAGCCGGACGAGTTCATCCGCGGCGGCAACACGATCGACCAGGTAAGGGCGGCAGTTCTTGAGAGACTGCAGGCAGGCGGCCAGCCCGGAAGCGTACAGGTAACGAGGGACGAGGGCGACACCTTCCGCCAGAGAGCGACAGACGCGCTCCTGCTTCGCGCGGGCGTTCGCGTAGACAGCCCGGCGGAGGGAAGCGACGAGTTCCGCGCTATGAGCCTTCGCGACCTTGCGATCGAGTGCTTGAGCAGAGAGGGGCAGAACACCGGAGCGCTTCTGCGCATGAGCAGCGACGACCTTTACGGCGAGGTTTGCAGGCAGTTCTATAATCCTTCGGCAGCGTTCCCCGCTATTATGGATCAGACGATCCGCAAGAGCATTGTGCAGCTTTACAACGAGGTACCTACTACCTTTGAGAGCTTCACATCCAGCGGAACCTTGAAGGACTTTAAGGAGACAGCAGACCACGAGTACGTGATCGGCGGCGTAGGCGACTTCTTGAAGGTACCGGAGAACGGTGAGATCAAGCCGGATGCACCGAGAACCGAGCTTTTACCGAACCGTAAGCTGGACACCTACGGGAAGCAGTTTAGCATGACGCGCCAGGCGTTCATTAACGACGATATCGGATTTTTGACCGAGGTGCCCGGCCTTTACGCAACAGCAGCGAAAAAGACCATTGACAAGCAGGTCTACAAGATCCTTTTCAACAACGAAAAGATTTTTGATGGAGTAACCCTTTTCCACCAGAACCACAACAACATTATGGGAGCCGGGAGCGCACCGACGCAGAAGTCCCTGCAGGGTATGATCCTTAAGATGCAGCAGCAAAAGGATCAGTTCGGGGAGGCTATTTACATTACGCCTCAGATCATCGTTGTACCGGTAGGCTACGAGTTCGATCTTTCTGTTATTTTCCATAGCGCCCAGATCGTAGGCAGCGCAAACAACGACTATAACCCTATGTACAACTATCCGCTTAAGACCGTACAGAGCCCGGTGCTTAACGCACTTGCAGGGGACAAAGCCTGCCCGTGGTTCATGTTTGGATCCGGAGCGCGCGGCATCCAGGTCGACTATTTGAACGGCCAGAAAACACCTACCGTCCGCAGGATGGAAGTACCCGGAACGCTGGGCTTCGTTTGGGATATTTATCTTGATTGGGGCATCGCGGTCCGCGATTGGAGAAGCATCGTAAAGAACCCCGGCGTCAAGCTGGAGAGCGAATAAAAGGAAGGAGGACTAAGCCATGAGTAAAGCAGCATACTGGCAGCGCGGAGAAGCTATCGACTTCCCGAACACGACAGAAGCAGCGATCGAGGAGAACCAGATCGTCCAGATCGGAAACCGGATCGGCGTAGCGGGGACACCTATCGCACCCGGCGAAACCGGATCGCTTCATGTTTTCGGCGTTTTCGAGATGCCAAAGGACGACGCGGCGATCACGCTGGGCGCGGACGTTTACTTTAAGGACGACGCGATCACAGCGACAAAGCCGAGCGGAGGCGTTGCGGTCGGTTACGCTACGGAGGCAGCCGGAGCAGACGACACAACGGTGAAGGTTAAGCTGCTGGGGTAAACCTATGCGCTTAATAGCAACCTTCCAGATCCTTTATAAAAACAAACAGTACGAGCCAGGAGCGGAGCTGCCTACTTCCGACGCTTCAAGCGTAGAGGCATGGCTTGAGGCGGGCTCGGCAGTTTGGAAGGATGACGAGGACGAAACGGACGGTACCAGGCGGCCGAAGGCGCGAAGCCTTACGGCACCTGCAGGAGCGGAGGGAATCGCAACGCCAGCCACCGGCCCAGCGGGAACCGACCTCGTGGGTAAGGTACCGGACAAGAAAGCGAGGGGCGCGATCAAGGAGCCATCCAAGAAAGTGCCGAAGTCCCCCGCTTGACGTTTAAGGAATTGATCCGCGCCGACATTAACGACGTATTCATGAATACGGAGGAGTTCGCGGCCATTCATACGGTAAACGGGAAGAAGATGCCTGTAACCGTTGACAATAACGAGCTTATAGAGAGAGCCAAAAAGGCGAAGTCGCACATGGACGGAATCTATGTAAGGACAACCCTTATTTACGTTAAGGCTAAAGACTTCGGGAAGCTACCACAGATCGGCAGCACCTTAACCCTTGACGGCGTATCTTTCAGAGTTACGGACGCAACGAACGAGGACGGACTATTTTCTATACACCTGGAGGCGAATAAAAGTTGATAACTTACGAATACGATGCCCGGACGCTTCGGCAGGTTGAGCGAATGCTCGGAAGCCTAAAATCCGAAGCACCCAAAGCCTTAAAAAACGCCATCAACCAGACGGCGAAGGATGCCCGCAAGGAGCTGGCGACAGAAGCACAAAAAACCTATACGGTAAAGGTCGGAGGCTTCAATAAGTACATGAAGCTAAAGGCGGCCACACAGAGCAACCTTGAGGCTACGATCAAAGCGACCGGAGCCCACATGGAAATGAAAAAGTTTTCAGTTTACGGAGGGCGAAACGGTCGGAACCTTAGCGTCCTTATTAACCGGACACACGGCCGGAAATCGTTTAGGGATAACGCTTTTGTAAACAATATAGCCAGGCGCGGCCAGACGAGAAAAAAAGGCAGCAGCAAGGGAGGCGCTGGCTCTTCCGTAAAGCACATGGCGGCGGCCGTAAGGAAGGGAAGTAAGCGGCTTCCTATCAACGAGTTATACAGCGTTTCGATACCACAGATGATCGGAAACGAAAAAGACGTTTACGGGATCGTTGAGCCGAACATCGAAACGAACCTGCAAAACAATATTGCAAAACAGGTGGCGAAGATATTAGCAAGTTAAGGAGGCGCGACAGATATGGTGGCACAATATTTACAGGATGACCTTGCGACGGAGCTTAAGGAGATTTTCAAGAGCGACCTTTTCAAGAACCCAAAGTATAAGCCTGGAGAGCCTGGAGAGGAGGACGCGGCTACGCAGGAAGCGCGGAACGAATGGAATCCTACCGACGCAACCGGGAACCCGAAGTATATTAAACTTAACGTTTTTGAGCAGTCCCTACCGGTACCGGAGCCAGTAACCCCGCCGGAGGGTGACGTTGATCCGGAGGTAATAGAGGAAGGTCTGGCAGCTTCGGAGCTTGAAAACCCGGAGGATCCTTTTCCTTACGCCATAGTAAGACTGACCGACGGGAAGATCGAGCAGATCGACCAAAACCAGACCGTAACCGTTTTAGTTATCTTCGGAGTCTACGACAAGGCTTACGATAACCAGGGACACAAAGACATATTGCACATGATCCAGAAGGTAGAGGAGCGCTTCGGTAAAAACGCAGTTCTGGCCAACAAGTACGAGTGCGTAATGCCTATGAATTGGGCGTTGCAGGACGAGGACAGCTACCCGTTTTTTGTAGGCGGGCTTACCTTGAGCTTTGAAACCCTGGGAATAAGAAGGGAGGATGACCTTATATGAGTAACAAGAAAACGGCAGCGGCGAAGCCTGAAGCGGCAAAGACAGACGCGGCCAAAACTTCAAAGGAGCCGGTTACATACTTAGGACCGGACATAAAGCACATAGCCGCACACGGGACAACTTACACGGACGGGATCCCGGAGGGCTTGAAGGGAAAGATCGAAGCGGTACCGGCACTTAAGGGGCTGCTTATTCCCGTTTCAAAGCTGGCGGCTTCCAGCGTTGCGATCCACACAGAGGGGAGCGCGCTTAATAACCTTTTCAACACAGCAGCAGCCAAGCTGGCCGAGCTTGAAGGCTGAAAAACCTATAAGGAGGTAAAAAGAGATGGCATACAATCACGGAGTACGCGTGCTTGAGAATCCTACAAGCCTTACGGTGCCTATCGAGGGATCGGCCGGGCTGCAGGTTATTTTCGGTACAGCGCCGGTCAATTTGGCCGAGGATCCATATAACTGCACAAACAAACCCATGCTTGCGTACAGCTTCGCGGAAGCCAGCGCGGCGGTCGGCTATTGTGACGACTTCAAAAATTACAATATTTGCGAGAGCATCGACGCATCCTTTAGAGTTCTTGCAGTAGCCCCGATCGTTCTTATAAACGTTCTGGATCCCAGGACGCACAAAAAGGCGATGACGGAGCAGACCGTTTTACTTGAGGACGGACAGGCAACAGTAAGACAGTTCGGCATCCTTCGCGATAAGGTAACGGTTAAAGCGGGATCTTCCGAAGTGACCTACACAAAGGCCACAGTTACCAAGAAGGAAACAAACGAAACCGTAACCTACGTGGAGGAGATCGACACGGAGGAGCCGAAGAACGAAGGGCTCTATGAGGAGACGGCCAGCGGCTACGTTTTGACAGAGGACGAGCTACCGGAGGACGGGAAGTCTTACTATTCAAAGGAAACCGGAACCGAGGTGGTAACACCCGGAACGAACCCGGTAGAGGAAGGGCTTTTTGTCCTGGTAGACGGCGTTTATGTTCTTTCAGAGGACACCGAAGCAGCGGACGGAGTAGACTACTACAAGGCGAACGCTTCCGAGAGCGTAGAGCTTACGGCAGACGTTGACTACGTCCTTACCTTCGACGATGACGGCTACCTTGTTATCACCCTTGTGGATCCGGAGGCAGGTTATACCAGCCTTACGGTAAACGGAACCGTAATCGATCCGGAGGCGGTAACATACAAAGACATTATAGGCGGCTACAACGTAAGCACCGGAGAGGAAAAGGGGCTGGAAGTTATCCGCCACATTTTCCCGAAGCTGCAGATGACACCCGGCCTCATTGTTTGCCCCCGTTGGAGCAGCAACCCGAACGTAGCGGCAGCGATCGCCGCAAAGACGACCGGGATCAACGGCCTTTTCAGTTGCGAGGCAATCGTTGACCTTGACAGCAGCGAAAACGGCGCTCGCAAATATACGGACGTTTACGAGGTAAAGCAGGCTTCCGGCTTCATCAATAAGCATTTGAGCGTAGAGTGGCCCTGCGTAAAGATCGGAGACAAGATCTACCACGCGAGCGCACTTAAAGCAGCTATCACCCAGCAGACCGACGCGGAGAACGACGACGTCCCGAACCTTACCCCTTCAAACAAGGTGGTCGGTATTTCCGGCCTTTGCCTTGAGGACGGCACCGAGGTCGTAATGGACGAGCAGCAGGCAAACGTAGTAAACAGCTTCGGCGTTTGCACGTTTAACAACTTCTCCGGATGGGCGACCTGGGGAAGCAATACGGCGATCTACCCGGCCAGCACGGATCCGAAGGATCGCTGGTTTAATTGCCGCCGCTTCTTTAGTTGGTGGGGGAATAACTTTATTCGCACCTACCACCAGAGAGTGGATAACCCGAACGATCCGCGTCAGGTTCAGGCCATTATTGACGACGAGAACGTCCGCGGCAACAGCTATGTAGCTCAAGGTAAATGCGCGGGCTTTGAAATTGAGTACAGGGAAGCGGACAATACCGTGCAGGACGTTCTGAACGGTTCGGCTACGTTCCTTACGCACCTTGCGCCTTACCCGCCTATGGAGGATATCCTGGACGTATTAGAGTTCGATCCTTCCCTTTTGGAAGCAGCATTTAGCGGAGGTGAATGACGATGAAATGGACAAAAATTAACGCTTATAACGTATATTCGGGGAGCACGAAGCAGGTCGGTATTTCCGACGAGGTAACGCTTCCCGACTTTGAAGGCTTGACCGAAACCTTGAGCGGCCCCGGAATGCTCGGAGAGATTGACGAGCCGCTTTTAGGGCACTTCGGCGCAAGCGATATCGGGGTGCCTTTTAGAACCTTAGAGCCGGAAATGTTCGGACTTTTGCAGCAGGGGCAGGCGGTAAACCTTACCCTGCGCATGAGTACCCAGGCGATCCAGGAAAGTAACATGAACACAGACTTCATGCCTTCCCGGATTGTTATCAAGGGTAAGAGCAAAGGCTTCACAGGCGGCAGCGTAAAGCAGGGCCAGGGCACCGGATCATCCGTAAAGATTGAGATAATTTACTTCTTGATCGAGATCAACGGAAGTAAGAAGTTCGAGCTTGACAAGCTCAATTTCGTTTACAAGGTAAACAACGTAGACCTTCTGGCAAAGGTTAGAAAGCAGATTTAGTAAGCGGAGGTAAGACTGATGAGCAGTGAAAAGAACACTTCAACAGCAGCAGAGAAGCAGGACGACAAGGCGGTCAAGATCGCAACCAGCGCCGACATCGAAAAGGTAGAGGCGAAGGCAAAGAGCGACGAAGATCAGTACAAGATCGTTTTCAGGAAGCCATTCGTATGGGAGGACGAGACTTACACGGAGATCGATCTTAGCGGCCTTGAAGATTTGAGCGCGAGGGATATGATCCAGACGCAGCGCGTTATGGAGCGTTCCGGCAGTATTAACGTATTGCCGGAGATGTCCCTGGAGTACGCCTGCATTTTTGCAAGCAAGGCGACCGGGATGCCGGTCGAGTTCTTCCAGGCGTTACCACCTAAAGAGGCAGCGAAGCTGAAGAACAAAATTACAAGTTTTTTCTACGGAGAGGACTAAGAGCCTCGGACGGTAAAGACCTTAGAAAACTTACGGTACGACTATCAATTTTATTAAAGACAGGGCTTACAGATATTGAGGCCCTGTCTATTTTTGAGCTAATCGACGTAGCGGAGGAGGTGGCCGACGCTTATGGCAAACAGTAAGGAAATGGAGATCGCTATAAAAATAGCGGGCAAGGTCGAATCCTCTTTCAATAACGCGCTTAAAGGCGTAGGAAAAGGAATCGCCGGAATAACAAAAACGCTTTCAGTAGCGACAGCCGCGGCAGCGGCAGCGGTGGGAGCCATAACGAAGCAGGCTATCGACGTAGGCCGCGAATTTGAGAGCAGCATGAGCCAGGTCAGCGCTACGATGCTTATTGATAAGACGACAGCGGAAGGAGCGGCCGCCTATGCGACGCTTGAGGAAGCAGCCCGTCAATGCGGGCGGGAAACGGCTTTTTCAGCAAGCGAAGCGGCCGAAGGTCTTAACTACTTAGCCCTCGCGGGCTACGACGCGGAGCAGGCAGCAACAGCCCTGCCGACCGTGCTTAAATTAGCCGGAGCAGGCGCGATGGATTTAGCGGCAGCTTCGGACATGGTAACAGACAGCATGAGCGCGCTGGGTATTGAGGCGACAGAAACGAACCTTAACACTTTTGCAGATCAGATGGCCCAGACAGCCAGCAAGGCGAACACTTCCGTTTCGCAGTTGGGAGATGCAATCCTTACCGTAGGACGGACGGCGGCGAACCTTGCCGGAGGAACGACAGAGCTTAACACCGCGCTCGGAATTTTGGCAGATAACGGCATAAAAGGAGCTGAAGGAGGTACGCACCTTCGGAACGTTATTTTATCCCTACAGAGTCCGACAGACAAAGCGGCGGCTGCACTTGAGCAGTACACAAACGGAGTCTACGACGCGCAAGGCAATATGAGAGGGCTTAACGAGATCTTCGGAGAATTAAACGCGAGCATGGCCAGCATGAGCCAGGCAGAGAAGGACGCAATTCTTACGGATATTTTCAACAAGACCGACCTTACGAGCGCAAGCGCACTTTTGGCGAATTGCACGGACAGATGGGACGAGTTATCTGCAGCAGTAGAAAACAGCGCCGGAGCTTGTCAAGATATGTACGACATACAGCTTGACAACTTAGACGGCGATATAAAAATATTACAATCCGGTCTCTCAGATTTGGGAATCAGCATTTACCAGGATTTGAACGGACCGCTCCGGGATATGACGCAGCTCGCAACGAGCATGGTCGGGGAGCTTTCAGAAGCCTTCGAGGAGGGCGGCATGGAGGGCATGGTCGGAGCAGTAGGAACCTGCCTATCCGAAGTAGTAGACGTTATAGCCGACTACGCGCCGACCGTTGTCAGTATGGGCGTAAGCCTTATAGAGAGCTTCGTTACCGGAATAGCAGACAACGCGGACAAAATCGCAGACACAGCAGGACAGATTATAAGCGCCTTCGTCGAGGGACTATTTACCTTGATACCGGAGGTGCTTCTTGCAGGTATTGACATTATAACCGGGCTTGCGGAAAGCATAGCCGCTGAGTTACCGACAATAGCAGCCAACGGCACCCAGGCAGTACAAAACTTTGTAACCGGAGTAGTTCAACGGCTGCCGGACGTAATAAACGCGGCGCTTACCCTTGTGCAGTCAATAGCGCAAAGCCTTGTTGCAAACGCGCCTATGCTTATAGCTTCCGCGATAACGCTTATAGGAAGCCTTGTACAAGGGCTTATTTCAATGCTACCGCAATTACTTATGACCGGGATCCAGCTTATCCTGGGCTTAGTACAAGGCATTTTAAGCAATATACCGCTTTTATTGCAGACAGCGGTGCAGCTTATTACAAGTTTGGTACAAGGAATAGTTACGATGCTGCCTATGTTGATACAAGGCGGCATACAGCTAATTATTTCCTTGATACAAGGCATTATTCAGAATTTACCGGCCATAGTTCAAGCGGCGGTCGAGATTGTTCTGGCACTTATTACCGGGTTGATCCAGGCAATACCGCAGCTTGTGGCAGCGATACCGCAGCTTAACGCGGCTATTATTGAGACGATCTTTACGACGGACTGGCTGCAGGTCGGCATGGATATTTTAACCGGCATAAAAGACGGCATACTAAACATGGCTTCGAGCTTAGGAAGCGCGATAAAGGACAGCGTCCTGGGCTTCTTCGGCTTAGGAGGGGACAGCGACAACAGCGCGGCAGAGAGCTCCGGAGCTTCGACGGCCAGCAGCTACGCAAGCGGGATCAGCGCGAACGCAAGCGCGGCATCCACGGCGGCCAGCAGCCTGAGCACTACGGCCTTTAGTTCGATGGACTTCACGGCGGCGACGACAGCAGGAACGCAGGGAGCGACAGCCTTTACGACCGGACTTACAGACGGTATGGCAGGCTTCACGTTCGACACTTCAAGCATAGGCTTAGACAACGCGGCGCTTTCCACGAACATGATGGCAGCAGGGACGGACGGAGCGACAGCCTTTACGACAAGCCTCGACAGCGGAATCAGCGCGGCAACGGTCAGCACAGCAGGGCTTACGGTAGATACCAGCGGCCTGGATGCGGCCATGACGGCAGCAGGAACGGGCGGGACGGCCGCCCTTACTTCCGGTATAACGAGCAGCGCCGGACAGGTTACGACGGCAGCCAACGGGCTGGCGAACGATGTAAACGGAGCGCTTGACGGCGGCTGGAATAAGGCAAAGAGCAACGCAGAGAGCGCAATGCTAAGCCTGGTAAACACCGTCCGGAGCAAAGCCCAGGAAGCAGCAAACGCGGTTAAGTCAGCGTTTGAGGGCATGACAATAACGATCCCACGTCCAAAGATACCGGTCATAACTACGAATTACCGAACCGAAGCCTACGGAGACGGCGGCAGCGTGAGCATCCCAGAATTTTCCGTAAATTGGAACGCGGCCGGTGGTATTTTCGACCAGGCGACAATCCTAAACACGCAGGCCGGGCTCCAGGGCGTAGGAGAAGCAGGACCGGAGGCAGTTCTGCCGCTTGATACCTTGTGGACAGAGTTTAAGAGTATTCTTGACGAAGCACTCTCAAAGTACGGCGGTCAGAGCATACTTGAGGCTTTGATCCAGAAGCTGCAGGGCATAGACACCGGAGGTGGCAACGACGGCCAGACTTACGAGCTGGCCGGAGCCGGAGGCGGTACCGTAACCTACGCGCCGGTCTACAACCTTTACGGATCCGCCGGAGAGGACGAGATCAGAGAGGCCGACAAGTTGAGCCAGCAGGAATTTAACAAAATGATGCGGCAATACGAGAAGGACAACCGGCGAACCAAGCTATAAAAGAAGGAGGCGGCAACGATGGCAAGGAAAACAACATATACCACGAAGCAGGGCGACACATGGGACAATATAGCCCTTGCCGTTTACGGAGCCGAAAAGCACGCGGACTTTTTGATGGAGAGCAATTACCCACACCTTGACGAGCTTATTTTTTCAGCAGGAACCGTCCTAAAAACCCCGCCACTTCCGGCGGAGCGGGACGGCGACCTGCCACCCTGGAGGACATACACGACCGACACCGACGACGAGGGCGTGGATCCTTACGACGAATAAGGAGGGCGCGGGAATATGGCGAAAGGGACACCGAGAAAAGCAAAAGTAAAAATAACATATACCCCGAAGAAGGGAAGCAAAAAACGGACGGCGGCCACAATGGCGGAGTACGAAAGCGGCTTTACCTATTCAGAAGCAGCTACCGGAGAGAGCGACAGCTTGAGCCTTAAGGTTATTAACCGGGACTTACGGTGGGCGAATAGCTGGCTTCCCCAAAAGGGTGACAAGATGACGGCGGTCATAGATCTTTTAAGTTGGGACAAGGACGGAGAAAACAAGGCGGTCGTTTGCGGAAAGTTCTGCGTTGACGACTTGAGCTTTTCCGGGCCGGAGCTTACAGCCCAGATCGGCGGCTTATCGGTACCGGAAAGTCAAGCCTTCCGGGTAACAGAGAGGAAAAAGACCTGGAAGAACGTCACGATCCAGGAAATAGCGCAAAAGATTTGCGCGAGATACCACTTAACCCTGGTTTATACGGCGGGCACTATCCGGATAAAGAACATGGAACAGACCGGAAGAACCGACTGCGACTTTTTACGCGGGCTTTGCGACGACTACGGGCTTTTTATAAAGATTTTCTATGGCCGCGTTTACATTTACGACGCAGCCAAAGCGGAGGCGAAGGCAGCCGTTAAGACCTACCATATTAACGACTTTGAGAGCTGGGACTTTAACACGACGATGGTCGGCACCTACACAGGGGCAACCATTACTTACACGAAGGGCAAGTCAGACGGCGGGGAGAGTAAAGAGGTAAAGGTCACCGTAGGCGGAGGCAAGCGGAAACTTGCCATAAACGAGAAGGTAGACGACGAGGCGGACGCGAAGCGGAGAGCCTGCGCGAAGGTAAACGCAGAGAACCGCAAGGCGGCCACCATGAGCGTGACTATAAAGGCGAATCCCTATTTATGTAGCGGGCTTTGTATCAGGATCAAAGGGGCCTACCACCTTAACGGAAAATACTTTATAGACAAGACCACGCACAACATAGAAGCAGACGGAGCCTACACCATGAACCTGGAGCTCCACCGGGTGCAAAGGAAAGTTACGGGGTAGACGGCATGGAAGAAAACAAAATCAGAATAGGGCAAGTTTCAAGCATTGATTATAAAAAAGGCTTGATAAAAGTGCTTTACCAGGACAGGGACGAGACGGTCACGGACGAGCTGCCTATATTGACCTTCAACGACGAGTACAAGATGCCAAAAATAGGCGCTTACGTTGCGACGGTTCACCTAAGCAACGGGACAGAAGCAGGCTACGTCCTGGGAACCTTCTGGGACGGCAGCAAGCCACCGGCAAAAGGCAAAAAGGGACTTTACCGGAAGGAGCTGGCACCGGAGCAGGGCAAGGCTTTTTTTGAATACGACAGCGACACGGGGGAGCTTATCATCCACGCGGACAAGATAAAGATTGAAGGCTCCGTTACAACAACAAAGGATATAAAAGCAGCCGAGGACGTAAAGGCCGGGAGCATTTCTTTACAGAACCACACCCACCCAGGCATCCACGGCCAGACAGGAAAACCAAGTTAAAGGAGGCGGCGCGGCATGGCGATCGGGAGTATAGGGAAGCTGATAACCTTTGAAACCAGCGATAAAAGAATATTGAGCCCGCAGGGGATAAAGAAGGAAGTCAGCGGCCGGTGGGCCACCCATTCCCGGATCGGTAAAAAGCCGCTTCGGCAGTTTTTAGGCGCGGACACCGAGAAGCTGTCCTTTTCGATCGTACTTGACGCAAGGCACGGAATAAAACCGCTTAAGACCTTAAAGGCGATAGAGAAGGACGTCAAAAACGGAACGCCGCGAACGATTGTAATAGGCGGGAAAAAGGTTATACCACACAAGATCACGATAAACAGCGTAAGCGAAACATACGACGAAGTATGGAATAAAGGGGAGCTTATACGAGCGAAGGCAGAGCTTACGATTGAAGAATATTTGTAAGGGGGCGATGGCATGGCAAACGTAAAAGCAACCTTCACGGGCTTTAATTACCTTGAGGCTACCGTCGTCCGAGAGATAATGCACAACGTTACAACGCTATTAGCGACACCGGCCGGAACCTGCGCCGGAGATCGTAGCTACGGCATAGATCAAAGCCTCGTAGACGCACCGCGGCCGGTAGTTGAAAACCAGCTTGCTATTGAGGTTACGGAGAAGCTGGAGGAGTACGAGCCCCGCGTTGACATTGTAGACGTTGAATTTTCATCCGGAGAGGACGGGCAGGTCGTAGCCCGGTTTTTGATCGGGCCAAACGAGGAATACATAGCCCAGATGGATGAGGACGACGAGGAGGAGATCGAGGAAGAAAGCCAGGACTACTGAAGGAGGTGAGCCGATGGCGGATATATTAAACGACGTAAAGAATCTGCCGGATATTAGCTTTATAGACGACTTGCGGCTGGAGGACATACAAACGCTTTTAATAAATACCTTCCAGAGCAAATATAAGCAGATAACGGGAAAGAAAATAACACTTGCAAGAGCGGATCCCAACCGGGTTATTTTATTAGCCGCCGCACAGCTTATCTACCAGGGGCTGCAGCACATAGACAAAGCAGGGAAAATGAATTTTCTTAAGTATTCCATGAACGACTACTTAGAAAACCTTGCAGCCTTAAAAGGCGTAACCAGGAACGGAGCAAAGAAAGCCAGCGTTCCGGTGCTATGGAAACTTGCAGAAGCCAGGGAGTCGGCGGTCGGCATACCGGCCGGAACCAGGGTAACGGCTTCCTTCGATATCTACTTTGAAACGACGGAGTACAACGAGATCCCGGCAGGCGAAACAGAGAAAACCATAATAATGACCTGCACCGAGGCAGGGGACGCGGGCAACGGATTTTTACCCGGAGAGCTTAACGTCCTTGTGGATCCGGTGGGCTTCGTTGAATCGGTAGACAACACCGAGACAAGCTCCGGAGGAAGCGACATAGAGGACGACGAGAGCCTCGCAGAAAGAACGTTTATAGCACCTTCGGCATATTCAACAGCAGGCCCCGACGATGCTTACATATACTGGGTAAAAGACTTCGATCCACAGATCGGGGACGTACTACCGACGAGCCCTACGCCGGGCGTTGTGGATATACGATTTATGATGGACGACGGCAGCATCCCGGACGACACGGAGATCGCGGGCGTTTTGGAGTACCTGCAGCAGAGAAAAAAGAGGCCGCTTACAGACCTTGTGCAAGTAGGGGCTCCGGAGGCGGTACAGTACAGCATAAACGCCCGGTATTTTATAAATACCAGCAGCCGGGCGGTCGCCGCTTCGATCCAGCAGCAGGCAGCGGCGGCGCTTGTAGCATACCAGCAATGGCAGGCGGCGAAGATCGGCCGCGACATTAACCCGGACAAATTACGCGAAATGCTTATGGCGGTAGGCGTAAAGAGAGTAGAGATCACGGAGCCGGTATTTACCGTTTTGGAAGATACCCAGGTCGCCGTCCTTGACACTTCAAGCCTGAGCTACGGAGGGCTTGAGTATGATTAACTTTTACGACGGCCAGCTTACAAACCTTCTGCCGCACAACATAACGGACGATCCGGGCGTCCAGGCGTTGAGCGAAGCACTAAGGGAAGGGACAAGGCTTTTATATAAATATAAAGAGCTTTGCTTTGTATATTGTAGCATTGAGACGATGCCGGACAAGATACTGGATATTTTGGCGGTAGAGCTTCGGACGCAATATTACAAAGACACGCTGCCGATCGACACGAAGCGGGCGCTGGTACGCAATACCTTAATTTGGCACATGACAGCCGGAACACCGGCAGCAGTTGAGGAGCTGGTCGCGGCGGTATTTGGTACCGGAGAAGTTACGGAGTGGTTCGAGTTCGACGGAGAGCCTTACTGGTTCAGAGTAAAGACCGATACGATCATAACCGAGGAAATGACAATTTTCTTTTCGGATATGATCCGGAGGGTAAAGAACACCCGAAGCCATCTTGACGCGGTAGAGATACCCAGGGAGATAAACCAGACCGTTTATATTTTCCCCGGCGTTTATCTTATAGACGAGCCCCAGCCGATAATTGACGGCTACACCGTAGAGCGGGAAGCAAGCCAGGAGGTATGGCTCGGAGGCATTACCGGACAGAACGCAGAGGGGCCACCGATCGCGGACGGCTACGACTTCACAGGCGACCATGTAGGCCAGACGGCACACGCAGGCGGCGCGCTTGTGAATGAGTACGAGGGGATCCTTTTTGACGGCTACCACTTCCATGCTGCAGTAAACGAAGCCGTAAATGCAGGCGTAGCCTTGCAGCAGGAATCCGAGGCGGTTCTTATGGACGGCTACGATGCAGCGGAGCAGGTAGGCGAAACGATATACACGGAAACAATTTTTAGTAACCTTTTTGAGCAGACTATTACAACCAAGTAAGGAGGAATAAACCATGCCACAGCCTTTTAGAAACGCAGTAATAACGAACGACGGCGCGGACCTTTTAACCAGGGCACAAGCCGGACAGACGAAGATCCTTTTTACCAGGATCGCGGTCGGTAACGGTACCTACACCGACGAGGAAAAAGAGCTTGCTTTTCAGCAGCAAATTACAGCCTTGAGAGCAGAGAAAAACAGCTATTCACTTTCAAGTATTGAGGTACAGACAAACCACAGCGTAAAGGTAACGGTCCTTATTACAAATATGGATCCACAGACAAGGAAAAACCTTGTCGAAACCGGTTATTACATTAACGAGATCGGCCTTTTTGCGAAGCTATCCGACGAGGACGACAGCCAGGAAGTTTTATATTCCCTGGCGCTTACAGCCGGAGAACACGGAGACTTCATGCCGCCCTATAACGGGCTTTTCCCTTCCAGGATAACCCAGGGATGGATCATAGCAGTCGACAACGCCGAAAACGTAACGGTAGAGTTCAAAGACGACACCTACGCGCTGGCAAAAGACCTGCAGAAGAAGGGCGACGAAGTAGAGTTTGACGATGAGACGAAGGAGCTTATTCTTAAGAGCTCCGGAGAGGAAATCAGCAGGACACCGATCAGCGGAACCGGAGGAGGCGGCGAAGTAATTATTTTCGCGACACGCGAAGAAGTAAGGGCCGTTATTGATGAGGTTTTAGGAGAAGGCGGATCCGGAAGCGGCGGGACCGTAGAAGGAGAATACGCCTCAGACGAAGAAGTCGGAGAAGTAATAAACGGCTTCTTTAACGATTGATGACAGAAGCGCGGGCGCAAGCCTTTAGCTTTTGGCATATATAGAAAAGTGGCCACTTTTCAAAGCAACCAGCGGCGCAAGCCGCAACAACTATCATTTTTTTCTTAAGGAGGACAAAATTATGCCCAGCATTAACACAGAACACGTACTGAAGATCGGCCAGGCGCAGGCCATGTTTGATGGCTTCGGCAACAAGACCGACAGCCGCTACCTTAAAAACGCCGACAAGGGCGCTCTGGCAACGAAGGACGAAGTAGCCAAGACTGACCTGGCGTCCGCGCTTTCCGACGAGATCAGCAACGCTACAAGCAACATTTCCACCATTAACGGGAAGGTCAGCACCCTGATCGGATCCGACACCAACAAGAGCGTCCGCACTATCGCGAACGAGGAGCTGGCTGCACAGTTGATCCCGGAGAACGCACAGGAAGCCCTGGACACCCTGCAGGAGATCGCAGCATGGATCCAGGAACACCCGGAGGAAGCAGCAGCGATCAACGCTAAGTTGGAGCTCGGCACCTACGACGACAACGGCACACAGAAGCAGTACGCAACCGTTAAGGCTTACGTTGAGGCTTATGTTGCAGCACAGGCTTACACCCATCCTGCATACACAGCAACAACCGGAGCAGAAACGGCGAACGCTACTCCTGCCTTCGGCGGTACGTTCAGCGTTTCCCAGGTTACAACGGACGCAACCGGCCACGTTACCGGCCAGACCGAGCGCACCGTTACCATCCCCGGCGCTACCGCGGTGGCTTCCGTTAGCGGCGTAGGCGGCAGCAACGGCCTCATGACGGCATCTGACAAGGAGAAGCTGGACGGCTTCGAGTTCGCTACTACTTCGGAAGTACAGGCCGTTATTGACGGTATGTTTACGGAGTCCGCTGGCGAGTAAGCAGCAACCACTTAACCAGCAACAACACCAACCGCACCGGCAGGGTCTACCCAGGGCCGGTGCGGCCTTTTTGAAAAGGAGCTAAGGAAATGAACGATCAGACAGTAAATAAAGCGTTTAGTTTGGAGGATTTTACCTTTTTCCTTCAATACACAATAGCACCGATCAAAGAGGCCATTGCCGACCTTGAGGAAGGAGGCGGCTCCGGAGGCGGGGCTTCTTCCGAAAAAATAGCAGCGCTTGAAAAGCGGGTGGATGAAGCACAGCAAAACATTGTGGCCCTGGCGTTGGGCTTATCCATTCAGCAGGGCGCGGCAGTAGAGGGAATGGCCGGAAATATTGTCGTTGAGACTTTCAGCGGTACCAGCGGCTATATTATTGTTTCAGGATCCTACGACAGCACAAACAACAGGATCATAGCATGAGCGTCCGGAAGAACGACCGCAACGAGGGAACGCTTACCGTTATCGTTAAAGCAAAGGAGCTTGCAGCTTACACGCTTAGGATCACGCATAACGAAAAAGTTTTCCCGAAGCGGTACCGGTTTTCGATGACCGAGCGGATCCTTGAGAAAACGATGGCGATCCTTACGGAGCTTATCGAAGCAAACGAGCTTTACCCACATAACAAGCGGGAGCTCGAGGCAAGGCAGCTAAAGCAGCGGCAGGCGATGGCATACTGCCGGTCGTTGCTTACCCTTGTCGATATTTGCTACGAGGCTTTCAGCATCGATACCGGAAAAATAGAATTTTGGACGCGAAGCGTCGTAGAAGTACGGAATCTTACGATCGGTTGGATAAAGAAGGACGAAGAACGCTTTAGAAATTTATTATAACAACTACACATTAGGGGTGCGATCTGATCCGCCGAATGCGGCCAATTCTAATAACGTTCGCAATGTCAACACAGACGGGAGTCTGAACAACAACAACGCGTACAATGGCAACAATGGCGTGGCCCCGGATTAGGTGGAAACCGCGACGAAGTAAGCAGCACCGGCAGCAGGTGCCGCCGAAACCAGAAGAACACCACATAAGGAGAACGTACCCCGGTCGGACAGCTCAGAGGCAGGGCGCGACAAAAACTGAACGCCGACGCTTCCGGCTTCACATTTGAGGTCGGCGCGGTTTACGCGATACGGAAGAAGCAGGGGGCTCATTTGCCCTGCGGCGGGACAAAAAATTTAATAAAGGTAAACAGACTTGAGGACAAGGAAGGAAAACAGATATGACAGTTTCGAGGACTTAAGCAGTTTTGAAAATCTATACAACGCACACAAGAGCTGCAGGAAGGGTAAGCGCTGGAAGGACAGCGTAGCCATTTACGACATACGCGCGCTTGAGAGCACCCTTTACCTTCAATGGTTTTTAAGAACCGGCCGCTATT